AGGACTGGATCGAGGCCGCGATCGCGCTCCGCTACGAGCAGCGCGCCATCGGCGCCCGTGCCGCTGCCGGCAAGGACACCGGCACGGTCCGCTTCCAGGACGGCACCGTGGAGATCGCGGTCGACCTGCCGAAGAAGGTGGATTGGGACCAGGCTCGGCTTGCCGCGCTGGTGGAGCAGATCCGCGCTGGTGGCGAGGATCCCGGCCAGTACGTCGAGGTCAGCTTCAAGGTCTCCGAGCGGGCCTACACCGCCTGGCCGGACCGCATTCGCACCGCCTTCGAGCCGGCACGGACGGTGCGCACGGGCCGCGCCACCTATCGCCTCGCGATCCTCTTCGCCACCGCGCTCCGCGACAGCCCGCATGGCGCCGGCGTCATCCCGCTGCGGGGAGGCCGCTGATGGCACTGCGCATCATCACCGCCGACGAGCGGCAGGCTGAGGCGCGCGGCATCAAGGCCGTGATCTTCGGCAAGAGCGGCATCGGCAAGACCTACCTCCTGCTGACGCTCGATGAGGGCAGCACGCTCTTCATCGACCTGGAGGCGGGCGATCTCGCCGTGCAGCACTGGCGTGGCGCGTCGATCCGCCCGCGCACCTGGGAGGACTGCCGCGACCTCGCGCTGTTCCTGGCCGGCCCCAACCCCGCGCTGCGTGACGACCAGCCCTATTCCGCCGCGCAGTATGCCCGCGTCCTGCAGACCTATGGCGATCCGGCGCGCATGGATGGCTTCGCCACGATCTTCGTGGACAGCATCACGGTCGCCGGCCGGCTCTGCTTCCAGTGGTGCCGCGGTCAGCCCGAGGCGCATTCGGAGAAGACCGGCAAGCCGGACATCCGCGGCGCCTATGGCTTGCATGGCCGCGAGATGATCGCCTGGCTCACGCATCTGCAGCATGCGCGTGGGCGCAACGTGATCTTCGTCGGAATCCTCGACGAGAAGCTCGACGACTTCAATCGCCGCGTCTTCGTGCCGCAGATCGACGGCAGCAAGACCGGCCTCGAGCTGCCCGGCATCGTCGACCAGGTGATGACGCTGGCGGAGATCAAGCCGGATGCCGCTCCCGGCCAGCCTGCGCTCGCATCCTTCCGCGGTCTGGTCTGCCAGACGCTGAACCCCTGGGGCTACCCCGCGAAGGATCGTAGCGGCCGGCTCGACATGCTGGAGCCGCCGCATCTCGGGCAGCTCTTCCAGAAGATCCGCAGCCCATCGCCGCCGATCGCCGCGCACGGCGCGCCGTCGATCACGCCGCCCGTCCCTACCCCCAACACCTGATCGGAGCAGAAGCACCATGGCTGCCTGGAACGACTACAACGACGCCCAGTCCAACCCGAACCTGATCCCCAAGGGGACGCTGGCGAAGGTCCGCCTCACCATCCGCCCCGGTGGCTTCGACGATCCGAGCCAGGGCTGGACCGGCGGCTACGCGACGCGCGGCAGCACCGGCGCCGTCTATCTCAATGGCGAGTTCACCGTGCTGGAGGGGCCCTACGCCAAGCGGAAGATCTTCACGCTGATCGGCCTCTACAGTCCGAAGGGGCCGGAATGGGCGGGGATGGGCCGCAGCTTCCTGCGCGGGATGCTGAACTCCGCGCGCGGCATCTCCGACAAGGATGTCTCGCCCCAGGCGCAGGCGGCGCGCCGCATCGGTGGCTTCGCGGACCTCGATGGCCTCGAGTTCGTGGCGAAGATCGAGCACGGCACCGACGCCGGCGGCGAGACCAAGAACGAGATCCGCATGGCGGTGACGCCGGACCATCGGGACTACGCCCAGCTGATGGGGCGGCATGTGGCGCCGGCGGGTTATGCGCAGCCAGCCCAGGCCTACGCGCCGCCCGCCACGCCGGCCATCCCCCAGGGCGCCTTCCCGGCCGCCCAGCCCGCCGCCACCGGCGCCGACCCGCGTCCCGCCTGGGCGCGCTGAGGTAGGGCCGCACCAGCATGATGCTCCGCCCCCGCCAGAAACTCTTCGTCGAGCGCAGCCTTCGTGCGCTCGGCGAACACGGCAACACCCTCGGCGTCGCCCCCACCGGCGCCGGCAAGACGATCATGCTGTCGGCGGCGGTGGGCGAGCATGTCGGCGGCAGCGCCGCCAAGGCCGCGGTCCTCGCCCATCGGGACGAACTGACGGCGCAGAACCTGGCGAAGTTCCGCCGCGTGAACCCCGGCCTCTCCACCTCGGTGGTGGATGCCGGCCAGAAGTCCTGGGGCGGCCAGGTCACCTTCGCCATGGTGCCCACGCTGACGCGCGCGGCAAACCTGGAGGCGATGCCGGCGCTAGACCTGCTGGTGATCGACGAGGCGCATCACGCCGTCGCGGACAGCTATCGCCGCATCATCGATCGCGCCTTGGATCGCAACCCCGACTGCCGGATCTACGGCGTCACCGCCACGCCGAACCGCGGCGACAAGGTCGGGCTGCGCCAGGTGTTCTCGAACGTCGCGGACCAGATCCGGCTCGGCGAACTGATCGCCTCCGGCCATCTCGTGCCGCCCCGCACCTTCATCATCGATGTCGGCGTCCAGGATGAGCTCCGGGCTGTGCGTCGCAACGGCGACGATTTCGACATGGGCGAGGTCGCCCGCGTCATGGACACGGTGCCGGTCACTGATGCCGTGGTGAAGCACTGGCAGGAGAAGGCCGGCGGCCGCCAGACGGTGGCCTTCTGCTCCACGGTTGCGCATGCCGAGCACGTCGCCGCGGCCTTCAACACTGCCGGCGTCCCCACCGTCATGGTCACCGGCGACATGCCGGAGAGCGAGCGGCGCTCCGTCCTGGCCGCCTATGCCCGCGGCGAGGCGCGCATCGTCGTGAATGTCGCGGTGCTGACGGAGGGCTGGGACCACCCGCCCACCTCCTGCGTCGTGCTGCTGCGGCCGAGTTCGTTCAAGTGCACGATGATCCAGATGGTCGGCCGCGGGCTGCGCACCGTGGATCCGGTCGAGCATCCCGGCATCGTCAAGCGCGACTGCATCGTGCTCGACTTCGGCACCTCCTCGCAGATCCATGGCTGCCTGGAGCAGGACGTCGATCTCGACAGCGAACCCGGCGAAGGTGAGCCACCCACCAAGACCTGCCCCTCCTGCGAGGCCGAGGTGCCGATCGCGGTGATGGAGTGCCCGATCTGCGGCCACGCCTTCGAACCCCGCGGGCGCGAGACGGCGCCGCTCGCCGACTTCGTCATGACGGAGATCGATCTCCTCCGGCGCTCGGCTTTCCAGTGGTGCGACCTGTTCGGCGATGACGCCGCGCTGCTGGCCAATGGCTTCAACGGCTGGGCCGGCATCTTCTTCCTGAACGGGGCCTGGCACGCCGTCGGCGGGGCGAAGGAGGAGCGGCCGCGCCTGCTGTCTATCGGCGAACGGCTGGTGGCGCTGGCCGCGGCGGATGACTGGCTGAACACCTACGAGACAGACGAGAGTGCCCACAAGAGCCGGCGCTGGCTGCGCGAGCCGCCGACCGAGCGCCAGCTGATCCACCTGCCGTCGGCAGTCCGGGCCGATCTCGGCATGACCCGCTACCAGGCCTCGGCGCTGCTGACCTTCAAGTTCAACCGCCAGGCCATCCAGCATCTCGTGCGCAGCGCCCAGCCCGCGGCGCTGGGGCAGGCCGCATGATCTATGGCCCGCTCCCCGGAACCGCCCTGCGCCGTCTGCTCCCGCCCGGCGCGTGGCTTTGGCTGGTTCGACCCGGCGCCGCGGAAGAAGCCGCGGCCCTCGGTCTCCTTCTGCTGCATCGCCTGCCAGGGCTTCTGGTCGCGCTTGGCGGGGAGGTCGTCCGCCATGGTTGACCTCACCGAGCAGGAGAAGGCGGCGATGCGCGCGGCCATGCGCCGCGTCGCGGAGACGATGGCCGAGATCGGCTGGGGCACCCGCTTCCAGGAGCTAAGCGAGGCGCAGGTGCTGACCCTGATCGAGGTCGCTGTCGGCGGCTTCCAGGAGGCGATGCAGGCGATCGCCCGGCAGGACGCGGCGGCGGAGGTGCCCTTGTGATGCTCGACTTCAACAGCCGCAGCCAGACATCCGCGCACGTCAATGCCGCCATCGACGCGGCGCTGGTCACGGCCAACCAGGCGACACCGCCGCGCAGCTACCTAGGCGGCTCTCGCCTCGGCCATGCCTGCGAGCGGGCGCTGCAATTCGAGTTCGTGAAGGCCCCGAAGGATGAGGGCGCCGACTTCGATGGCCGGCTGCTCCGCATCTTCGGGATCGGCCACGCGCTGGAGGATGCGGCCGTCGCCTGGCTGCGCGCCGCCGGCTTCGATCTCTATACCCGCCGCGGCGGTGGCGAGCATGGCGAGCAGTTCGGCTTCTCCGTCGCGGGCGGTCGCATCCGCGGCCATGTCGATGGCGTCTTCGCCGGCGGCCCGACCATCCCCGGCATGGCGTTCCCGGCGCTGTGGGAATGCAAGACCATGAATGCCAAGGCCTGGCGCGAGACCTCGAGTAAGGGCGTCGCCGTGGCCAAGTCGATCTATGCGGCGCAGATCGCGGTCTACCAGGCCTACATGGATGCCGCGGTGCCTGGGGTAGCGGACAACCCGGCGCTGTTCACCGCCATCAACAAGGACACGGCGGAGCTGCACCACGAGCTGG